TACTTCTTGGTGAAGAGGATCTACCTACATCAGAAAGAAGTATATTTTTTAATAATAAATCATATACAGATAAAGTTTACAATAAAGCTATAGATGATATGATAAAAGATAAAGACAGATAACTATGCCAACATTCCCTAAAAATAAAGGATTCAATTTAAAAAGTAAAGGAAATTTTGATTTTGGAAACAAAAGAAAGATAAATCAATCAGTTGTTGCAAGTGGAGTTGATAAAAACTTTATGACAAATAAAGTAAAGAGAGCGCAAGGAAAGAAAATAACCGTTAAATAAAATGGGATTTAAACTAGGAACATCAAAAGGTAATTATGCTGTAGGTGGTGAAATAAAAACTAAACTTAGATTTCACCGTGAATCTGGCGATCCAGATTTATCTGTTCCTGGAACACCTATTATTAGAAAACCATTAGAAGAAGGCGTTATGGGTGAGGCTAATATGGATGGTAGTATATATATCAATGAAAAACTAGATCTAAATAGTTTTGAAACTAGACAGGTAATTAGCCACGAAATGCGTCACGCTACTGATATAAAAACTGGTAAACTTAGTTATGCTGACGATCATATAATGTATAATGGAGAAAGGTTTGCTAGAGAAACTATAAATGGTGTAGACATGATAAAAGTAGACGGACAGTGGAAAGAAGCTGGTCATGGTGAATTTCCTTGGGAACACGAGGCAAATAACGGAAACAATCATTAATATGTGGAATCTATTTAAAGATAAAAACGAAATAAACGAAAAGAATATAATTGGCTTCGCTTCGTTTATAGTTATGGTATTATTTGCAGTAGCTGATTTATTAACTAGTTTAGTAGCAGACAAAGATTTAATTATAAATGAAGTAGTTTACAATTCATTCGTGTGGGTAACACTAGGATGTTTTGGTATTAGTTCGTTTGAAAAAGTAAAAGGTAAATAATGTTAAATAAAATATTCTCTGCAGGAGCTGGAGAACTAGTTAAAAGTGTAGGAGGTGTAATAGATAATCTTACAACTAGTAAAGAAGAAAAGCTTGAAGCAGAAAGAAAAATAAAAGAATTAATTGCTAATCATCAAATAGAGATGGAGAAAAACATTACTAGCAGGTGGGAAGCAGATTTAAAATCAGATTCATGGTTATCAAAGAATGTTAGGCCTATGACTTTGATATTTTTAATAGTATGCACCATGCTATTAATATTTATAGATGCAGGTGCATTAAAATTTGAAGTAAAATCTTCTTGGGTTGATTTACTTCAACTAGTATTAATAACCGTGATCGGTGCCTATTTTGGCGGACGCTCACTAGAAAAAGTAAAAAAATAAAATTATGGGAAAATATTTTACAGTAGAAGTAAAACCTACAATAACAGCTAGTAAACAAGCTATCGGAAACTTCGCTACAGGTGACGTTGTTTTTGATTGGACCGCGTTTGACGTACCTAGAGGCACAAATAAACTTATAGACGCGGTTGTAGTATCACGTGGTGCAAACGGTTCTAGACAAGATTTTCAACTTGATTATCATTTCGCTAAAAGTAGAAATGGAAATGCTCCAGCGTCACTAGGAGCTCTAAACGGTTCAGCTAATGGCACTGGTTATTATAATGATCTTATAGGTGCATTCACTATTGCTGAAGCGTCTTTTTATCATGGATTAGATAACGTATCTGTAGGTAGTATTGGTAGAACTGGAACAGCTCACGGAGAAGTTATCCAGCCGTGTTTAACTGGCGAACTTGATAGCGGGACAAATGTAGGATATGATAAATTATATATAGCAGGACTTGGTGTAGCGGGTGGACCAAACTACGCATCAACCGTACAAGTTGCTACAGAAACAGCTACTACCACATCAGCTTTAGTAGTTAAAACTACATCAGCTTTAACTTGTTTTGACGTAGGAGATATACTACACGATGAAGACGACCAACTTATAGGTACTATTAAATCAATTACTGACGCTACTAATATTGTATTAGAAGAAAATGCAGCTAGTGTTAGCGCTGTAGACAAAGATTTGTATAATATAAATCCTATGACAATAATATTATCATTCGAAAAATAAATAAACAACAACAATTAACTTAAATTAAATAAAATGGCAAAAAGAAAAACACCAAAAGCGGAGAAAGTAATAGACTTAACTCCGAAAGCAGAAAAAATTACTGAAGAACAATTGAAACAAGTTCAACAAACAGTAAGTAGTCTTAATAGATCTCAATTAGAAATTGGGCAAATGGAATCTAGGAAACACGAGTTACTACATAGTACTTTTACTATAAGAGAACAATTAGCTAAACTACAAGAAGAATTCCAAAAAGAATACGGTACGTTTGATATTAATATTGAAGACGGAACTATAAATTACCCAAAAGAAAATGGCGAAGTTAATAAGGAAGATTAGTGTAGGTAAAGATTATAAAAACGATGCCATGCATTATGCTGTTGGTCAGGAGGTTTATGGTGGACACACGATTTGCGATATTATAGAAGAAGAAGATAAATATTCTATATATATCAAAAAGAATAAAGATGTTTTACCATGGAAAGACTTTAACAAAAACATGGCTGTATCTGTAGAGTATAATCTAGAATATTAATGAAAAGTGTTTACAACTTTGTTGTAACACCAATAGGAGAAAGATACAACAATACTAAAAAAATAGATGGTGGTGAATTAATTTTAAATACTGAAATTTTTAATCATCAATACGTGAATAGAGAAGCTGTTGTTATATCAACGCCTATAGTTGGTGATACAGATATAAAAGTAGGTGATACGGTTATTGTTCATCATAACGTTTTTAGAAGATGGCACAATGTTTTAAAACAAGAAAAAAATAGTAGAAGTTATTTTGACGAATCTACGTATTTAGTAAACGGTGACCAAATCTTTTTATACAAGAGAAACAACAAGTGGCAAGTTCCAAAAGGATATTGTTTTGTAAAACCACTTAAAAAGAAAGATAAATTCAATATTGACGAAGAAAGACCTTTAATTGGTATTGTTAAATATTCAGATGGTACCGTGGAAGTTAATGATCTAATTGGTTTTAAACCAAATAGTAAATATGAGTTTATCATTGACAACGAAAGACTATATCGAGTTTTATCTAATTTTATAACAATCAAATATGAATATCAAGGAGACGAAGAAGAATATAATCCAAGCTGGGCAAAGAGCAGTTGATGAACTGATTAAAGTCGCTAAAGAACCTATTGTAGATTCAGACGACGATATATCAGCGGATAGATTGAAGAATGCTGCGGCTACTAAAAAACTAGCTATATTTGATGCATTTGAAATACTTAACAGAATCCAAGAAGAAGAAAACTTGCTTGAGGGCAAAGCACCTGAAGAGACAAAGAAAGAAGTCTTTAGAGGATTCGCAGAAGGTAGATCTAAGTAATGTACGAACAAAATTTAGTTAAGGTTATAGAACCTATTAAAAAAACAACAATCACGCGTTTAAACCGTGGCAAAAAATGGAAATATGGATACAATAAAGAACATGATATCGTTATTATCTCAAAAACTGGCAAAATTGGAGAAATCTATGAAATCCAAGGTTTGCGAATTGGCCTGCCGTTGGAACCAGTGCGAGGGGTGCACGTGCACGAGAAACGCAAATGGGTAAGAATTGATCCTCCAAAAGAATTAAGTAGATTAAAGAATATATTTGATTGGAGAAACTATCCTGACGAAAACAAAGAGCAGTGGTATGATTTTATAGATGAGGAGTTTAAAAGAAGAGACGAGGGATTTTGGTTTAACAACAAGGGTAAAGCAACATACATAACAGGTACACACTACATGTATCTACAGTGGAGTAAAATTGATGTTGGTGCTCCAGATTTTAGAGAGGCAAATAGATTGTTTTTTATATTCTGGGAGGCTTGTAAAGCGGATAAAAGATGCTATGGTATGTGTTACCTAAAGAACAGACGTTCAGGTTTTTCCTTTATGTCATCTGCAGAAACAGTTAACTTAGCTACTTTAGCAAGTGATAGTAGATATGGGATCCTTTCTAAAACAGGTGCAGATGCTAAGAAAATGTTTACTGATAAAGTTGTACCAATCAGTATAAATTATCCTTTCTTTTTTAAACCGATTCAAGATGGTATGGATCGACCAAAAACAGAATTGGCATATAGAGTACCAGCTAGTAAATTTACAAGAAAGAAAATAACTTCTAACGAAAAGCTAGAGGAGTTAGAAGGATTAGATACAACTATTGATTGGAAGAATACTGGAGACAATAGCTATGATGGGGAAAAATTAGCATTATTAGTTCATGATGAAAGTGGTAAATGGGAGAGACCTGATAATATATTAAATAACTGGAGGGTTACAAAAACATGTTTACGATTAGGTAGTAGGATTATAGGTAAATGTATGATGGGTAGCACTTCAAACGCATTAGATAAAGGTGGAGAAAATTTTAAAAAATTATACAACGCATCCGATGTCACTAAAAGAAATAGAAATGGTCAGACGAAGTCTGGTCTCTATTCTTTGTTTATCCCAATGGAATGGAACTACGAAGGATTTATTGACGAGTACGGAATTCCAGTATTTGATACACCTGACGTCGATGTGTTCGGCCCAGACGGTGAACTAATAGATATAGGTATAATTGAGCATTGGCAAAACGAAGCTGATGGTTTAAAAGGAGATCACGACGCGTTAAATGAGTTTTATAGACAATTCCCTAAAACTACTGAACACGCGTTTAGAGATGAGACGAAAGGAAGTATATTTAATTTAGTAAAAATATACGAGCAGATAGATTACAATGAAGAGATGTCTAGAACTTTAGGAATTACAAAAGGTAATTTTCAATGGGTGAATGGAGTTAAAGATTCTCAAGTTATATTTTATCCAGATCAACAAGGAAGATTTAAAGTTAGTTGGGTTCCGTCTCAGCAATTACAAAATAAAGTGGTTCTTAAAAATGGTATAAAGTATCCTGGTAATGAACACATGGGAGCGTTCGGTTGTGACTCTTATGATATATCAGGGACCGTAGATGGTCAAGGCTCTAAAGGAGCATTGCACGGATTGACTAGATTTAGTATGGAAGATGCTCCAACTAATAGTTTCTTTTTAGAGTACTTATCAAGACCACCTACGGCTGAAATATTCTTTGAGGATGTTTTAATGGCATTAGTGTTTTATGGTATGCCAATACTAGCGGAGAACAATAAACCTCGATTATTATATTATTTAAGAAGAAGAGGTTATAGAGGATTTAGTATGAATAGACCGGATAAAGTATGGAATAAATTATCTGTAGCAGAAAAAGAAGTTGGTGGTATACCAAATTCTAGTGAAGATATAAAACAAGCTCATGCAGCAGCAATTGAAATGTATATACAAGATCATGTAGGCATGAGGCAAGATGGAACGTTTGGAGATATGTATTTTAATAAAACTTTGAATGAGTGGACTAGATTTGATATAAATAAACGTACAAAGTTTGATGCAACAATAAGTTCAGGTTTAGCTATTATGGCAAACAATAGACATTTATATGCTCCAAATGCAAAAGTAGAAAAGTCAAAATTGAATATACATATTTCTAAATATGAAAATAAAGGTAATATGAGTAAAATAATTAAACAATAAATATGGCAGAGTCTGGCATTAAAAGTTATTTTCCTAGTCAAGCCGTTAGCGACGCTGAGAAGTTGAGTTATGATTACGGTTTGAAAGTAGCAAAAGCTATAGAAACCGAGTGGTTTAATAATGATAGATCACTTAGTAAATATAAAAATAACTATAATAATTTTCATAGATTAAGATTGTATGCGAGAGGCGAACAATCTATACAAAAATATAAGGATGAGTTATCGATTAACGGTGATTTGTCCTATTTAAATTTAGATTGGAAACCAGTTCCAATTATCCCTAAATTCGTAGATATAGTTGTAAATGGTATAGCTGAAAGAACATACGATATAAAAGCATACGCACAAGATCCATTTAGTATTAAAGAGAGAACCGAGTATATGGAATCTATACTCAGTGACATGCAAAACAAAGAGTTGAATCAAAAGGTTATAGATGAGACTGGTTTTGATGTAAGAAAAACTAAAGATATAGAATTACCAGAATCAACTGAAGAATTACTACTTCACATGCAGTTAACTTACAAACAATCTATAGAGTTAGCTGAAGAACAAGCATTAAATGTTTTATTTGAAGGGAATAAATATGAGCTTACTAAAAAACAATTTTATCACGACTTAACAGTTTTAGGTATTGGAGCTGTAAAATCTTCTTTTAATACATCAGAAGGTGTTGTTATAGATTATGTTGATCCCGCCAATCTTGTTTACTCGTACACAGACTCCCCTTATTTTGATGATATATATTACGTTGGCGAAGTAAAATCTATTCCAGTAAACGAATTAGCAAAACAATTTCCTCATTTAACAGAAGGTGATCTTGAGGATATAATGAAAAATAAAGCCACTAATAGAAATAGTTATAACACAAGATGGAGTGTAGATAAAGGGGATAATAATACTATTCAAGTTTTATATTTTAATTATAAAACGTACATGAATGAAGTTTATAAATTGAAAGAAACTGCAACTGGCGCAGATAAAATAATATCAAGAGATGATACTTATGATCCACCACAAGATAAAGAGGGTGGATATTCTAGATTGTTAAGATCAATAGAGTGTTTGTACGAAGGAGCTATGATTTTAGGTACAGATAAATTACTAAAATGGGAGATGGCATCAAATATGATGCGTCCTAAAAGTGATTATACGAAAGTAAAAATGAATTACGCTATAGTAGCGCCTAGAATGTATGACGGTAAAATCGATTCACTGGTAAAACGTATAACAGGTTTTGCTGACATGATACAATTAACACATTTAAAATTACAGCAAGTAATGTCGAGAATGATACCAGATGGTGTTTATCTTGACGCTGATGGATTAGCTGAAATAGATTTAGGTAATGGAACGAATTACAATCCACAAGAAGCGTTAAATATGTTCTTCCAGACTGGATCTGTAATAGGGCGAAGTTTCACTTCTGAAGGTGATATGAATCCTGGTAAAGTTCCAATACAAGAAATAACATCTGGTTCTGGTGGTAATAAAATACAGGCTCTTATAAATAATTATAATTATTATTTACAAATGATAAGAGATGTCACTGGATTAAATGAAGCTAGAGATGGCACAATGCCAGATAAGAACGCTTTAGTTGGTGTGCAAAAACTAGCCGCGGCTAATAGTAACACAGCTACAAGACATATATTACAGGCTGGATTATTTTTAACAGCTGAAACTGCAGAGTGTCTTTCTTTAAGAGTATCTGATATACTAGAGTATTCTCCTACTGCAGACGCTTTTATTCAAGCAATAGGTTCCCATAACGTGGGTACATTAAACGAAATAAAGGAATTACACTTACATGAT